GGGTTCTTCATAACTCCAACACATAGCATCAAACAAAAACTTACCGTTAAAAGGTTCATCAGTGCTGTGTGGATATTTATCAAATATTTTCCATTGATTATGTAAAGATAAAAGAACAGAGCCACCCGTATTTGTATGTTCAACTAGATTGTCAAAAAACTGCAATACTAATTTTAAAGTTGGTTGATGACAATACCCAAACCAAAAATGAGTAACTAAATCAAATTTTCTATCGCTTTTCCAATTTAAAAAATCACAAAGAACATATTCTATTTCATAATCAGTATCTTTTTTATGCTGCTCTATCATTGTAGAAGACCTATCTATTCCACATCTAGTTAGGTCAGTCTTTGTTTTTCTTAAATGGTAGGCTGTACCACAAGCAACATCACACCAAGATTTATACTTGTATTCTTTTTCAATTTCTTGAATACTTTTTATTTCATGTAAAACGCCTTGTTTTTGTGTAGCATGATGAATATATCTATCCTCATATATTTTTGCTACAGCAGGATTATCATAAGGTTGTTTATACAACTTCTCCATTTTCACGAACAAACTCCGTATCTTCTCCTAATATGTCAAACATTTTCATCCAAAATGCTTTTATAGGGTAGTATAACATACCGTGTTTATTTTGTCCATAGTAATATTTACCATAAGATACAAGTGGGTCTGCAAATGTTTTAGTAACTAGCCACTTAAATATAGAAGACTTACGCATAAGTGGAACAAAGACTTCTGCTAGTTTATAATATCCACGTTTATTGCGTTCAGTCATATGTTCGTCACGATAACGTCTTACAACGTCATCCATTGTACCATCGCCATAACGTGCTTCCAGCATGATAAAGCAACAGCCGCCACCTCCGCTGTCACCACCACTATCACCGCCACCGTCATCGGATACAGAACTTCCAGACACAACTACCTTTCCTGAAGAACTACGTATTGCGTTTCCACTGCTGCTTGTTGCTGCACTAGCGTTAGGATTGTTTGTTTGCCTACGTGCTTCATTATCTGCATCTGTTTTATTGACAGCAGCAGCCCTTGCAGCAGAAGAACTATATCCTTGTCTTTCGTATCTTGCAGCATGACCTGCAATAGTAGACGCACGTTTTGCTGACTCCGTTTGAGAACGAGATGCCTCACGTGCAAAGCGTTCAGTTTCAATAGCAGCTTGACGTGCTTGTTCAGCTTGACGTTCTTGTATTATCTGTTCAGCCTGTCTTCTGTCGTCTGCGCCTGACAGTGCAACACTTGTGCGAGTAGGCTCATCTCGTGAACCCATCATGTCCTGTGTTACTCTGTCTTGAACAATACTTTGTTCTGCAGGAGTAAGTTCTTTTCCTTCCAATCTTTCATCATATTCGACACCTAACATTTTAGCAGTTTCTTCAGAATAAGATTTAGGTGCTACACTATCAACCATTTCTTTTTGTGCGTCAGTCAAGTTTTCATACTTAATATCAGCTTTAGTTGCTGCACCAGCAGCTTCACCTTCTCGTCTTGTTTGTGTAGTCTCAACACGAGGACTAGATAAATCAGCAGCTTTCTCATCTTCAACTTGCCTATCCGTAATGTCTTTTGCTTTAGTGGCAGTTTTTGTAATATCGGTTACGGGCATACTACCATCTGGCGCAATATTACCAAATTCATCTCTACCAGCAGGTTGTGTTCCTGTAACTTTATCAAACACATCTGTAGCAAAATCTTTTACTTTTTGTCCTGTTGTTCGTAAATCTTTTTGACCAGACACTTCTCCCGTTACGGGGTCACGATACCCACTTCTAATTTCATCAGAAAAAGTATCCATAACATTTTTTGTATCTTCTACAGACAATCCTATTGAATCTGAAAGCATTTTAATCTGATTTTCTTTAGCTGCGTTAATGTCTTTTTGCGTCTTAAACGACCCTAAAACATTTCCTATAATACCTCCAGCTAAAGTAGATTTACCTTTTTCTTTAATATCTGAAACTTGAGATGCAAAACTAGGACCGGTAAATCCTTGAGCCTGTTCTACAAGATTAAAAGCTGCTACATCTGCATCAATTTTAGGCATAGCAAAACTATTATCATCTGTAGAAGATTCACCACCTTCAGATGTAAATATTTGAGGCGCACCAGTGCCTGTACCAGTTGCTGCAGAACTAGGTGCTTGTGTAGCTGTCTGTGGTTTAGTTTTGCTAAAACCCGGTGGAATAGGTATCAACGGATTACCATTAGCATCCACAGGAATTTGTAAAGTATTACCGTCTTTATCATAATAAGTAACAGTTGTAGGTTGTACCAAAGCACCAAAAGAAGGTGCTTGCCCTGTCACTGTAGGAGTAAACTGCTGTTGTGGTGCTTGATACTGAGGTGTTTGCGGTTGCTGTGGAACTTGTGGTTGTTGATACTGCTGATACTGTGGTTGATAACCAGCAAATTGAGACTGTTGATATGAAACACCCGGAAGCTGTACTTGTGGAGCAGGGACAAAACCACCTACTTGATACTCGTTAGTATCTTCTTCCAAATCCAAATCATTTATATCAAAAGGTAAATTAGCTGCATCAAAAGGAACACCGTCCGGAATAGTGGCTTCATCGGCATTACCCATCTGACCCATAGCTTCCATACGAGCAAGTCCCATTTTAGCCTCATCACGAAGTGCCATCATTTTATCTAAGCCATGATAGCGCACCACATCGGCTGGCATAACAAACTCACCTTCACTAAGCTGTGCTGGAATGTCATCACGAACTTCTTCTTGCGTAGAACCAGTAGGAACTTCGTTGCCAGAAACAGGGTCAACTGTGCCACCCTCTTGAAGTAGACCACCCTCGTCAAAACCCCTTGTCACAGGCTCGAACAATTCCATTTGTTTATCCATTGCCATTTACTTCATCCCGTAGGTATTTAAGTTTGCGTAAAGCTGCTATAGCCCCTTGTTGGCGATGCATCATAATTGTATCATCAGATTGTTCCAACACTTTTTGATGCTGTTCAATAGCCATATCTAAATAGCTACTGAACGCTTCCCATTGGCGGTTGTTGCCCACCATTGGTTTGAGTCTGCTGAGTACCTGCTGTTTGTCCACCATTACTACTAAATCCTTGTTCACCCGGAACTGGCACTTGTCCTGTTCCTATTGTTCCACCACCAGCACCTGTTGGGTCAAGTGGCATACCTTGAGATTGCTGCTGCTGTTCCTCTTGCAGTGGTGCTTGGAACTGCTTCATCATTTCTGCTTGAAGTGCTGCTTCACTCATGTTATTGGTAACTTTGTCGGGGTCAAGGTCCATTGACTTTGCAATTTCACTAATTACGTACTGAAACTTAGCAAATGGAGCAAGAGATGGTTGACTTGCAATCTGTAAGAATTGCATTAGTCGTTGACTACGTACTTCATTAGCCATTAGGCTTTCTGTACCACGTGCCTTAACTTCTAGGTCACCTTTAATCTCAGGGTCAAAATCAAACTGCATATTAAAACGAAAGAAACCTTCGCCTAGTGGACGAAGCAAATAATCATCTACGTTTTTGATAACAGTTTTAATACTGCCGCTTGCTGCATTCATTAACATGGATATACCAGAAGCAGTTCGTCCTACACCTGATACACCCGTCTGACCATGTGCGAAGCTAGGCATACCTGTAGACTCATCTGACAACTGCCGTGCTTTATCAAAGAGCATCATATTCTCTGAGGACACGTTTGGAAACTTTGTACCAAAGATAGCCTGTCCCGGTGCGCCACCTTGTCTACGAAATACCTTGCCCGGATACAGTGTCAAGTCCTGACCGGGTACTAGGTTTGTTTCATCTACTTCAATAAGCATATTACCAGACAATACAGCGTTGTCTACTGCCATACGCATAAAGCCATTCATTAGTGTCTGCGTATCGTCCATGTTTTCTGCAATACCTACGCCAAAGAACGAATATGGATTAAGTTCGTATGGTGCAGCAGCATATGGAATCTTAGCTGGCTTAAACGGATTTAGTACCATGCGGATAAGTTTGTCATTACAAATCCACACATTTGCCTGTAGTTCATCAAAGTCTTTTAGTTCATCTGGTATCTCAACACCCTGCTCTTCCAGCATTTCAGTGTCAACCATACCCCAATATTCTAGGACTTCAAAACGGTCAATGCCATGCTCTGGTGCATAGTCAGATAGGTCATCTTCCCAATACTTTTTATTGTAGTTCTCGCCCATCTGAATACATTCGTCAATGACCTGACCACGAAAGTATGGACGTTTTTTTAGGCTACGCATTTGAGAACGAGACATCTTGTGACGTTCAATCACAAACTGTGCTTCATCCATGTTGTTTGCATCTGGGTCTGGATAAAAATTCCAAACAGATACATGCTCTACCTGTGGTACAGTCTTAAACAGTGGGTCATAGTTACCCTCGTCATCCCAGTTAGGATACTCTTTATCCTTTGCAAATGGCCCTTTCATAATACCTGTACCAAATAGTGCCATCTCAAATGCGCTGCTGCGAAGGTTCTTGTTAGCACCGGACTCTTCAAGCTGGTCGTGTATTTTCTTCTGCATCTTTTTAGCCGCAACCATTGCTGGGCTAAATTCAATAGCAGTAGGTGTTTTACCCGGACCTTCTTTTAATTTATCCTGAACAGGCTCTAGTTTTTGTTCTAGTACACCAAGTTTTTCTGTAAGGCTTTTAGCTGTAGCACCTTTTGGAAAATCCATGCCATCGCCACTGTAACCATATGGGCTAGTTAGCGAGGTAGATGCCTGAAGCTGTTCTGGTTCTTGTGGGTCGAAATGTACATCCGCTACCACACCTTCAGGAAGTTCTGTAGGCTCAATAGACAAAGGAAACTTATTATTTGCAAACAGTACATCTACAATTTGACCGTATGCTGCCAGTGTTTTAGTTTTAGTAACTTTAATAAATACACGTGACTTTTCAGCTTCAGTAAATTGTACATCAGGACCATATAGACCACGATAGTTACGATATGCTCTTAACCAACGCTCTTCATCTTGATAGCGATAGTCTTCCGCACGTTTATAACGCTCAATGACGAAGGGAATGATGTTCGACACATCTGCATCAAAGGTTACCGAATCTTCTGTATCCTCTAACGCAATAGCGTCATCTTCAATCATGATGTCATCTTCATCCATATTTCTTTTCCTTAGTATCCAAAGGTAGCATCTGCAACTTGCATACCGCCACCGGGTCTACCCATAGGGTCATAATCAAATATACTAAACCTCGGTCGTGACATTATACCATATCTTAACGCATCGTACAAGTGGTCTTCTGACTTTGTGTCAATATCTTCCGGATTCTTTTTATCCAGTGGGATTGACGGTAATTGGGCGACAAGGTTTGTGCAACTATTAAAGAAAACAAGTCTAGGCTCTTCCGTAAATTCATCTACCTGTAAACGTCTGTGGATTTCGTTTTTACCTGCTACACGACTACCACGGCTTCTATCTGATGGTCGCCAACGACAACCCTTCTGTATCATCTGTTCCGCAAGAGACGGTCCAGTATCACCACGCTTATGCCAAAGACTGCTATCCAAGACACCATATTTAATATTTCCATCTTGTGCCTCTAATTCGAGAACCATCTCTGCCAAATCGGACGCAAGTACTTTTGACACATAGAGTTCACGGTAGACAATGAGTTGTTCAGACGGAGACACAGCGAACCATACAACACCACTGTAAGAACCATACCCATAGTCACATGCTCTAAACTTAACCCAATTGCTAGGAATATTAAAAGGTTCAATAACATGGATATTACGGTCAAACTCTGTGAACGCAGCACCTTCTTTAATGTCCCAATCGCCTTCAAGTAACTGTCTCCGTTGTTGTTCGGGAAGCGACAAAAGCATCGCTTCGTAATCACCTGCTTCTGCAAGGTAAGGATTGTCAGATAGTCTTGCTGGGATAAATCTGCGTTTAAACAAAGGTTTTCCAGCTTTTTGGTGTCCACTTGGATACCGCAGAACTTCTCCTGTTTCACTATCTGTAGCATCGTAGGCTTGTCCGTATGGTGCTGGGTCAATAAACATTTTCTTAACCCAATGATGCCCACGACCTCCGGGGTTTGTAGTTGCCCTCATAAAGATGGGCAGGTCAGGTGCAGTGGACCGTAGACGACTTCGCATGTAATTCCATGCATATGGCGATTGCCATTGGGTCAGTTCGTCAAAGCCTATCCAGCTAAATGCCAGACCCTGATAGCGCAGGACATCTTCATCTCTGTCGAGG